CCATGTTCTTTTCCAGAATGCAGAGTTGTCTCTGTCACCTCTGAGCGGTGAAGAACAAATACCAAACTCACCAAGTGTTTTGGTAAACTCTACCAACTCGGCAGAACTGTTGTAAGGTTCTAGTACGTTGAAGAAGTCAGTACCCTTCAAGTCAAGAATTGACTTTTCTGTTTTGGGTATCTGTTTCCAATGATCCACATTGAACCTCTTTTCCAAACCACCAAAGAAGTCAGCAATGACTCCATCCATATCTAAGTATATTTTCATATTATCCTCTCTTGGCACGCAGTGCGGCCATCTTATTATAATTGTCTAACCATTTCTCTGGTGACATAATCACCTGTGATACAGTCATCTTCACCTTACGAGCACGAAACTGTCGTTTCAGTTCCTTTGCAACTTCAGTACCCAAGAACCGTGATATCAGTTTTACTAGTGTCTGACGGAACGGTACGTCATGGTGCATATGTCCAGCAGTGTGTGCAAGTTCGTGTAACACAACCCACTTAGTCATTCCACAACTAGGTTGTAACCGAACCATACCATATGTCGCCTGTCCAGCAATCCGAGCATTGTACTTTACAGTTTTCATAAACTCAAGTCTGGGATTAGAACTACCTTTCTCTGACAGAGTTTGATAAGTCTTAGACTTCACAACTCGTTTGAAGAACTTGGTAATCTCTTTTTCAGTCATAGACTTTTTGACTTCGGGAAACTTTGCCTCAGTCGCCCATTCTGATTTGTAGACTTTGTTGCGTCCACTATCAACATAAGAATTCTGAAGGCGTCCAGTTTTGATTGCCTTCTGCTTCTTTGAAAAATAGTCTGCATACTTCATTGCGAGGTCATGCCCCATCTTACCGACTGCCATTTGATAGGCATCAGTAGAAGAAATCACATCACCGTTGATAATTTGCATTGGCATTTTTCTCTCCTTTTCTCACTTTCTATATTCATGCTACCACAGATTCGCCCGTTTGTCAAGATGTTTTCAAAACATTTTAGTGCAATTCGTGGTCTTGCCAAGTCCACTCAATAGGGTGGTCAGTACCACGATCACCAACAATAACGATATCAGTATCCCAATCAATATCACCATGTGATCGCCAATCATGGTGCATATGCCAGAAGTCAGGTTGACCCCAAACACGTTGAGCAGCAACTTGTTGTTGCCAATCTCGAACTCCAATCCAATGAACTGCCATTATATAACTCCCATATCTTGAATCTGAACGTCCTGTCCAGAATTACGAACCCACAAATCACGCCACAAAACCATGTCATCATGGTCATCACCCCACATTTGAACAGTACAAGGTTCACCTGTAGCAGATGATTGATTTTGGATCATCCACCGAGCATCATCATGCGGGCGTTGATCCAAAGTGCCGAGAACAGTATCTTGAGTAATCCAAATAGTCATTCTAAATCTCCAAAACAAAAAGGTCGAGGGCAGAGGGGGGAAATCATTCAGTGATCTAGATTTCCGAGCCTCTGTCACTTCCCTCTATCGAGTCCAGTCTGCCAACCAGTGAGCCTGAAAGAGAAACCCTGTTGTCCTTGCGAGGACGGGCGGGCGGGTATTGGTGCAATCTGGTCAACCCTGTTTTTCTCTTCAACCCGATTATGTTTACAGTATACACTATTTGGTCGCCTTTGCAAGCAAAAAATAAACCCCTGTAAATACAAAGACTTACAGGGGTTGATTTTAGTGTAATTTTGGTGATTTTTGCGAATCGGTGCGAATCGTGGGATTCCCTAGAGTTTTATCTGGTGCGATCCTTCATCTTCAATTGTCCAGTAATCCAGCGTTTTGCAATCGGGTTGTTTACCTTCTTACGAATCATCATCGCAACTCGTTTCCAAACCTTTGCAAATACATCTTCGCCTGCCATATTATTATCGACAATGATGAAAGAACTACCACCGAACAGGGATTGAAATTTACCCATATTGTTCTGTACTTGATTCCACATCAACTCGACTTCATCATCAGGTAGTGTACGTTTACGTTTTCTGTTCTGTGAAAGTGCTGTATCCAATGATGTATTTACAAATATCATAGAACACTCATAACCTAGTTTTCTAAGATCGGCAACCTGTGCAGAAATCTTATTGTAGTCCTTTGCAGTACCATCAATAATCATTCCCAAACGCCCTTCAATATAGTTCGATTTTTGACGAGCAGTAATTGCTTTTGCACGCCCACGGATTTCTTGTCCTTCGTCTGAATAGATATCTTTTGGTGTGGTTTCCATACCAGCATCCTTCAACATCTTCTCAAACATATCGTCACTGTTTACCATTTTCATGCCAAGTCCACCTGTAGTTCGTCTTGCTACATAGGACTTACCACTACCAGCACCACCCGCTAGAAAGATTGCTTTGAAAATATTGGGATCATATACTCCCTCTTGCAATTCCGTAAATGTTTTCATGTTTTATTCCTAACAACTCCGTAGTTCGTTTTTTATACATTTCCTCATAGTATTTAGTCTCTTCATTTTTCTCAACCTCAATTCTTCTGTTTACGTTCTTTTGAAAAGTCATAGATTTGATTCGGGTTTTGAGTTTTGCGGTCATGTGTGATCCTCTTTCTGTTAAAAAATTAGTTCTTTCATCACAAATCGGGTGTTGTCGATAGGCCTCCTTTAGAATATTACATCGCCTGGGTCTGCTGAACCTCTAGGGATTATGGTTTCTTTTGAATCTCCACCATCTGATGCTGTTACACCACTTGATGGATATGCTACTTGAACTGTATCACGAATACAGTCCATGTGTATTTCATGCATCATTTTACCAGCACCTTTTTTGAAATCGTGTTTCAGCGTTCTAACAAGATATCTTCCTGTAAGATATGGGTCTGATGCAGATTGTGAACCTGTTTGATTTTTTAATGATATACCAACCAAGTCTCCTGCTTGAAGTGTGGTATTGCCAGGCACCTTTACTCTTAGACTGATTGCAGCGTCTAGTGAAGTAAATCTAGAACGTCTTTTTTGCAACCATAAATCAGTGCCTCTGTAATCATTTGGTTCACCAGTAGATGGATCAAATAATCCATCCTTTGTCTCTCTTTCGATAGTCTGAACGTGCAATATAGATTGTGGATAATCAGATATCAGATTACCATATTGATCTGGCGCCTCTGATGCGATAGGTGCTTTTTCTGAACCGTACTTATTAAACTCATCAGCATGAATCTGCTTATCGAAATCTTCTAGATATTTGTACTCATGGTGTTTGTATGATTTATTAAACACATCCACCAATAACAGGTCAGAGTTATACATTCCTGCTCGTGTGTTAAGTAGTGTATCTGTTGAGTTCATTATTTCATAACTCAGGATGTTCGTCAGGTTTCTGCCCACATTGTCAATATCATCATTTGGTGTTACTTCTTTGAACACCATCCGTGGATTTTTCCTGTCCATCATACCATCAATGGTTCTGAAAAAATATCCCCTAACGGTTTCATAAAACAAGAATGTTGGAGCAAAATCGTACTCCTTTGATAAACACCTTTTTGCAACCGTATTGATAAAATCAAATGGGCGCATATTTGGTGCAATCATTTGAAACAGATTTGTTGTCTCTTCGTAATAAAATTCTTTTTTGGAATTGAGCAATTCTGGGTCACGAATAACCTTTTTGATAATCTCTTTGGCGGGTTCGCCAGTATATGATTGACATACACGAATACGATTATTTCTCATAATCTCGTTTGTGGTAAACGCTAATTCAAATGTCTTTGTTCTATCGTTAACATTTACAGAGGATTTAATTTGATAAACGTGAAGGGGTTGGTCAGAGAAATTGATTGCCATATCTCTACTTGTGTCATCAGATGCATTAGGTGTTACGAGAACAAGTTTGAGTTTTTCCTGTCCAACAATAGATGCATTGGCAGTCAAGTTATTTGTATCTACGAATGAGATTGAACCAGTGATAGAGTTCGTAAAGATGTCCTCGTATATCGTTACATTTGCGAGTTGATCTCTTAAATCAAGTTCTAACCCACCGACTGTACACAATAGACATTCATCAACGATATACTCACCAGCGTACTGTATCTGCGCCATAATGTTATCCGTTCATTCTGTTCTTGAATTCTTTTTTAATCTGTCCAATGAATCTTGGTTGAATAAGTCTAATCCTTCTTCTTTGTTCTTGCAAGTTTTCCTCGTACTGATAGTTAGTAACGGGCGTTGAACCTGCTGGTAGAGAAGTTGCAACATCATTAGGTAGTTCGATGGTGAACTTCGTGTCACCAGATTCCTGTGTATATTCGTGATGATGAATACCATCCACATCATCATACTTTGATTTAACATAAGTTTCAAACTGTGGAACAGTCATGGGCCACTCATTATAGTAGTCTATAATATCATTTACCAATAAAACAACCCAATGCAATTCTGGATCACCATAAAACTCATTAGCAATATACTCAGGGGTTTCACCTGATTTGACATCATAGAAATCGTATGTGACATTGTTTGTTTTCATGTAGTCACGAAAACGTACTCGCTTTGTGATGTTAATCATCTGTTGCGTGTTGCCATCCCCACGAACATCATATGATACCTTTGGAAAGTGTGAGAAGTATGCCATTAAAATCCATCCAATATACGTTTTTTAGTAATGATTTCCAGTTCCTTAAACGATAGGGTTAGCTCAGTTTCTACTGGTTGATCGTCAACAAAAAACTGTGTTCTTTCCCCACCAAACTTTACACTTACACTTGTAAGAATAGATGTTGAGATTTTATGTAGGTGTTTATTTGGGTGATACTCAATATCAAATGTTGATGGTGGAATCATTGTTCTACCGTCAGTCTCAGATTCATCAATTTCTGGCATTGAATGGAATCTAAACAGTGTAACAATATCTTGTATTGTCTGTGCTTCTTCTGGTGACGTAGGTAACATCTTAAAACTAAAATTAAAGTCTCTTCTCTGAACACCCTCAAACTGCATCTCTGTTCTATTGTTAGTAATCTTACCTTTACCTATTTCATATGCAGCACGAGCGCCTGGAGCGACTGTTGCATCTAAGGCATCAAGTGCCGCTAAACCAAGTGCATCACCAGCATTTTCAACAACACTTAATCCCAATGCTTTTGCCATTTCTGTTTTACTTGTCTCGGCATTCATCGCTGAAAGTGCAGCACCAGCACCAGCAACTGCTGCACCAATCTCTGCTTCACCAAAGTTTGCCTGATGTTGCAGTTCGATCTGTGCTGGCATATAGAGTGCGATTGCTTGAGACAATCTCTTTGTGGGCGCTCTTTTAACTTGTAGTGTTGTCGCTTCTGTTGAACTATCTACCGCACCCTGCTGAGCAGTACCAACAGCACCACTTCCAAAGTTGATTTGTGAGTTTTCCTGTTTGTTGATAAAGAACATGACATAGTGTTTATGTCTGTCCATCGTACCTAGTTCTTTAGGATAAGATAGGAAGTTTTTTCTGTTACGTCCTGTAATCTCTCCAGCGAAACTTTGACTTCTACTGACTGTTGATAGTAATGCCATATAAATAATCCTATAACCTGTGAAAGTATTTATACCGCATTATGGCATACAAACCCTACAAAGGAAGATATAAACCTTCAAAACCCCAAAAATACAAAGGCGATTCTGATAATATTATTTATCGTAGTAGTTGGGAACGTAGGTTTATGGTGTACTGTGATAGAAGTGACAATATCCTAGAATGGGGTAGTGAAGAAATAATCATACCATACCGTTCCCCTCTGGACGGCAGAATGCACAGGTATTTCCCCGATTTCTATATCAAAGTCAAACAGTCAGACGGTTCTATCAAGAAAATGATTATTGAAGTCAAACCGAAAGCACAGTGTGGGCCTCCTGCTATTCCCCAACGCAAAACCAAACGATTTATTACAGAAGTTCGTACATGGGGTGTCAACAAAGCAAAGTGGGAAGCAGCGATAGAATGGTGCAACGACAGACAGATGGAATTTAAGATTCTCACAGAAGATCATCTATGTTGACGTATAAATAGATGTATGACTTACTTCGATGACTTACTAGAAAAGACAGGTGGTAAGGAACGCTCGGTTCGTTGGTTTAGAGATAAAATCAAGGAAATGGGTGAACCCCCAACTAGACAACTCGTGGCAGAGGGGTTGATTACTCAGCGTCCTCAATACGGGCGTATGAACTTTTTTTACTATGATGCAAAAGGTAAAAATGAGTTACCTTACTATGATAGATTTCCTCTGGTTTTGCCAGTTGGAAATGCACCACAAAATGAAGGATTTATCGGATTGAATTTTCACTACTTGTCTATACCCATGAGACTCAAACTACTCAACGTAGTATCAGAATATGCATCCAATGATGAGATGAATGAGGACACACGAATTAGATTGACATGGAATCGTATCAAGAGAAATCCACTAGTCAAACCAACAATAAAACGGTATCTTGCTAACCATGTGCAATCCAGATTTAGAGTTATTACAGCAGAAGAAATGATGGCGGCAGTACTATTACCAGTGCAGAGATTTGTTCCACAAGGCGTGGAAACAAAAGTCTATGCAGATTCACGGCGTATGGCAAATGCGCCTAGGAGACCATAATGGCATTTTTAGATGAATTCATTGCTAATTTTAATAAGTACAGTGGGCCTGCTCATCTGAACAGATTTGAAGCGGTTATTATCTCACCATTCCAAGCAAACAGAGATATTAGTTCTGATAGATTTACGTCCTTTAGAGTTGTCAATCTAACATTCCCTGGCAAGAATATTCGCACAGTTACTAACGAAACTGTATATGGCCCAACCTATGAGATGGCACAGGGATTAACATATGCAGAATCAGTATCCATGAACTTTTACTTATCAGCAGAACATAGAGAAAGACAATATTTTCTAAACTGGATTGACTACATCTACAAACCAGATTCATACGATCTAGAATATTATGATAACTATAATAGAACTGTTGATTTGTTTCAATTGAATAAAAAAGATGAACGAATTGCTGGTATTAGACTTAGAAGATGTTATCCCAAAACTCTGGGTGCAATAGAATATGCACAGGACAATGGTGAAGTTGGACAAATCAATGTTGAGTTAGCATTCCAAGAACACGTTATGATAGATGGAAATGGAAGAGAAGTTAGTGCTCAAGATATTCCAAAAACAACCGATCCAAATGCGCCAAGGAATCAAAGATCAACTGCACAATCACCTTTTGGTGGATTGGATTTTAATAGATAATTTTTAATAATGCAATAAGGAGACTATAGTATGGCATTACCACAACTGGCAACCGCCAAGTATGAATTGACGCTCCCTTCAACTGGTGAAAAAGTTGAATACCGTCCGTTCCTCGTGAAAGAGGAAAAAATACTGATGATTGCTCAAACAACTGGAAAAAATGAGGACATCCTCAGAGCAGTCGAACAGATAATTGATGAGTGTACGTTTAATAAACTAAGCACTCCAAAACTACCTCTGTTTGATTTAGAGTATATGTTCTTACAACTACGTTCCAAGTCTGTAGGAGCAGAATCAACAGTAAATGTAACCTGTCCAGATGACAGAGAAACAAAAGTAGAAGTAACGATTAACTTAGAAGAAGTTCAGTGTCACAAAGAAGTTGGACACGATAATAACATCAAACTAACAGATAGTATTGGTATTATTATGGACTATCCAAGAGTAAATGCTATTTCTTCGATAGTGGATAGTGATGCAGAAACAGCATTCAACATTATCAGGGGTTGTGTAAGACAAATCTATGATGCCGAAAACGTGCATGATAGAAATGACATGAACGATAAAGAACTAGATGAGTTTTTGGAATCTATGAACCATGAACAATTTGTGAAAATACAAGACTTTTTTGATACCATGCCAAAGGTGAAACATTCTGTTAAAGTGAAGAACCCAAATACAGGGGTCGAGAGTGATGTAGTACTAGAGGGATTGAACTCTTTTTTTTAGTCGCCCTCTCCCATAATAACCTAGAAAATTATTACAGGTTAAATTTTGGGTTAATGCAACATCACCAGTATTCTTTAACAGAGATAGAAAATATGTTGCCGTGGGAGAGGGAGATTTATGTATCACTCTTAACGCAATATATTGAGAATGAAAATATGAAGGCACGGCACGCTATGATGAACAATAAATAAACATAGGGAGAATAACGTGGCAGAGAAGAAAACAGTTACCGTTGATGAGGCGGTTGCGAAAAAAGATACTAATGGTGATGGACACATTTCTTTAGAAGAAATGGAGATGGATTTGGAATTTAAGAGAAAAGCACTTGAAGATGCAGACGCCCGTAGGGATGCAATGCGTCAGATGGCATGGTTTGCCCTTTGGGGTATGTTACTGTATCCGTTTGCAGTAGTTATTGCAAACTGGATTGGATTGGATCAAGCATCAAAGATTCTGGGTGATATGGCGGCAACATATTTTGTTTCAGTTGCAGCAATCGTTGCGGCATTCTTTGCTGGTAACGCCTATTCAGATAAAAAGAAATAAGGTAAAAGAACATGGCAGATACAGTCGCTAACAGTTTAACAAAAATCTCGGCAGAGTTAAAGGAAACAAACCTTCAATACGACAAGTCCGTTAGTGCATACCAGAACATGGTAAATGCTCAAGGGATATCTTCTGGTGTATTGAAAGGTATTGGTGGTTCACTAAAAGAGAACATAAAATCATCTACTGGTGGACTTCAATCTTTTGTTAGTCAGATGGAACAACTGCCTGTTTTTGGCGCTATTTCTGGTATTGCAAAAACTCTTGGTGGGAAGATGTTCTCAAAACTAAGAGAACGCAGAGAAGATAAAAATCTTGCAAAGCAACTTGGCATCACTAAAGAAGAAGTTCAAATTCGTAGAAAAGAACAAGAACTTCTTTTAGCACAAAACCAGAATAATGAACAACTCCTCAATGCTGCAAAAATGTTGGGGTATCTTCCAGAAGAATTTGAAAAGTTAACTGGTGCTGGCGAAAAGCAGGAGATGACTGCAAAAGAAGTTGAACAGGCAAGAGAACAAAGACGTTCTAATGAGAAACTTGTTGCAGCGGTTGAGGGTGTTTCAGATGGTATTGAAGGACTTGAAGGTGATGGTGATGATGAAAATAAAGGAATCTTCGGTGGCATTCTAGATAAGGTAAAGGGGTTTGTTCCTGCTATTGGTGCAGCACTTGTTACTCTGGGTACTACTATTCTTGGTGGATTGACAACCCTTGGTACATTCATTGTTGTTGGACTGAAAAAACTGCCTGGACTTGGAAGGCGTGCTGGTAGAGGTCTTATGAAAACTGCAAGCAAAGTGCTGCCTGCTGCTGGTGGATTACTAAAAGGTGCTGGTAAATTGGCAATGGGTGCAGCAAAGTTCGCAGGCCCAATCGGACTTGCAGTTACCGCTGGTATGGGAATATTTGATGGACTATCTGCTGGTATTGAAGAATATAAGAAATCTGGTAACATTGGTAAAGCAGTCAAAGAAGGTTTTGCTGGTGCTGTATCTGGACTGACATTTGGACTTATTGACCAAGAAACTATTTCTAATGGTATGACTGCAATCGGTGACTTTGCAAAGGGCGCTTGGGATGGTTATACTGGACTTGTAAGTGACGCAGTAAGTGGTGTAGGTTCTGTACTGAATAGTGCAGTAGATGGGTTTGAAAATCTCACTGGACTTGATGTACCAGAAAACCTCACTGAAGTAAAAGACATGGTTGGAAACGCACTATCCAGTGCAGCAGAAGGATTTAATAATCTTACTGGACTAAGCATACCAACAAATCTAACAGAACTTAAAGATTCAGTTTCATCTACATTTGATGCTGTTGGACAAGGGTTCACTAACCTTACTGGTATTGAAGTTCCTACATTCGATGACTTGTCTGAAAAAGTTGGTGCATTCGCAAATAACATGAAAGAGAACATTTCAAAAGGTTGGGAATCTGTCACTAATATGGCGTCTGATGCTTGGGGTGGTGTTAAGGGTTTCTTTGGATTTGGTGAAAAAGATAAAGATACAGAAGAGAAAAAACTTCAACAAGAAAAAGCAGACAAAATCACTAATCAGAAACTAGTCAACGACATGGAGATGGAAGAAATCTCTAAACGTATGGACAAGTTTGAATCAGGAAAAAATGCATACTATGGTAGGGATACTCAAGCAAAGTATGATAAGGATCAAGCAAGATTTGATGAGTTGATGTCAGAACAAGATAGACTAGACGCCGAACTTTCTAAGACATCACAAATCAAATATCCTACTGATATGCAGTTTGGATATGCTGGACAATCTACAACACGAGTGTTTTTCAAATACAAACCAGATGGTAGTGTAGAAATCCCTGGCGATCAAGAAAAGGCAGCAGAAGAGTATGCAAACATCACACCTATTGCAACAGAGGCAGCAAATATTTCTGCTCCAGATGGTGGTGGTAAAACAGTTCAACAGATGAACGCATATGAACAAAAGATGGCAAGGTTGGAAGCAAAAAAGGCAAACATGGGTAACAACCAAGGTAATGCAACTGTAATCAACGCACCAAACAATTCTGTTACTAACTCTAGTAGTGGAGGCAGTTCAACGACTATTCCA